CTCCTTCCATACCTTTCTTTGTCCAATTCATCATTTCTGCAATAGCAGATTTTCTGAGTGGAGCAATCCATTTCCCTAATGATTTATCATAGAAAAAGCTTCGTTTAAGGAATTCAACATCATCGATGGTTCTACCTTCAAACTCTGCCTCACCTTTGGTCTCTGTAGTATATTTCATACCACAACATTCCATTAAATAAGGCATTGTTTTCTCATTAAAGTGTTCTCTAAATAATTTGGCTACTGTTGCTATACTATCATCTCCTCCGGCTGCTAAATAGCAGTTAGAATTAAATAACTTTATATCATAACTGGCAAATTGCCAAGACATTCTATAAAGAATATTATTGCAGATAGTATTAAACATGGCAGTGGCTGGATTACCACTAGGGTTTTTACCACTTAAATATTCATAAAGCATCCCAAAGAAAATTTCTCGAGAACTAGCTAATTCAGTCCATAAATAGGCACGAATCATGTTAGCTTCTTTATCAGCATCTCCATACCATCTATTTATCATCAATAATGTATAAACGTGGAATATGGCTTTTAACCTAGTATCAAAACCACTGAAATCTCCGCATATTACTCCTTTATCATGGAGATCCTTTAAATGTTGTGTTAACATTCGTGATAAGGAATCCCAGTCTGAAGAATATGGGTTAACTCCTATAGCAGATCCAATATGTATATTGGCGTCAATGAACATATCCATAAACGCTCCGAAATACATACGGAACATAACTAACATAATATAGGGACATCCGGCAAAAAGTCGGACTTTACCTTCTAATACTTTCTCTATAGCGAGTTTTTCATCTTTCTGAGTGGCTTTATAAGCAAAGAATGGGCGCTGTTTTGCACGATACTTTTCAACGTTAATACGAACTTGATCAGCGATGCGCTCGTAATATCGTTTTGTAAGTTCCTCGTCTCCAGCTTCTTTAGCTTTCATATATAAGGCTTTTAAATTCTCTTGAGAAGTCAAATTCATAGGAAAACCAGGACTAGTACTTGCTGCTATACCATTTACTTTACCGAAAGCATGAAGAGCCTCATCGAGTGGTATTACCACACGGTTCTCAGGCGCGATACGAGTATTCTTAGTAATAAGTTGCTCGTACGACTCAAAAGCTGCTTCAATAATCTTAACAGGTATTGTGGCAGGATAAGTGTCATATTTCTTCAACGCTTTCATGGCGGGATTAATTTCTTCTCCATCGGGAGTAGTAAATGGGCGCAATCTAGCTGGTCTCGTAGTAACTTTCCTATAAGGTTCAGGAAGTCTACTATGAAAATGAGATTTCTTAATTTGGGACCAATTCATATCACCAGGCCTAAAGGCAGGTGCTAAAGTGGCAAAGGGTGTAATTGAGTTTTGGGATTCGAAGTCTACTTTTTCTATAACAAAATCAGGCATTTCTTCACTCTCAAAGCAAATTTCAGGATCAAATCCTGCATCTTCTATGAGTTGCTCAATTGACTCTTGGGTAATAGCAGTAGAGAATCCATTGGTGGAATCTCCTGCTACATGCATACCTGCTAATATTCTATTTTCAAATTTAGCATCTGCAGTCAATAACATCGAACCACAATCTCCTGCTGTAAAAGTACTTTTATACATAATTGTATCTTGTAACTGATAATAAGGATGAT